TGAACACTTCGCTTGGAAACAAGTTGTTGATGTGCCTCATGTGCAAGAGTTATATGGATGCTAAACCCTTCGGCATATCGCTTGTTAATAATGGTGATGATTGCCTGTTAATTTTGGACAGAACTAATTTAGACCGCTTGGGTGATTTAGACCAGTGGTTTGGTGAGTTCGGGTTCAAATTGACCATGGAGACACCGGTAGTGAATTTTGAGCACATCGAGTTTTGTCAAACCTCGCCAGTTTACTCCAATGGGGTGTGGCGTATGGTTAGACAGGCTAGGACATGTATGCTTAAGGACACCACGGTTGTCAACTTAGGTCATAGAGAAGATGAGTACAGACATAGACTCTGGTATGTCGGTTCGTCGGGGTTGGCCACGTGTGCGGATGTTCCTGTGCTTGGTGCGTTTTACCGAATGCTGAAGAGATTTGGCGTTGGTAACGAAACGTACATGAATTATGACAAGTACGATTATTATTCCGTGTCTTCACGTGGCGCAGCTTCGGTGTCTGATAGACCAGATGATGATGGTCGTGTATCTTATTGGATCCAAACAGGAATCAGTCCCGACACTCAGATCATGTTGGAAGATTACTTTGATTCGAGTGCGTGGGCCTCTGATAAGCGCCAACTTATTGATAATCCACAAAATCTAATTGCTCAATTACTCGATTCTCGCCATGACGAAATCTAAACGTTCACGTAGAGGCGATACTGACCCCTATCAACCTGTGAGAGATATTGCGCGACCTTTGCCTCGGCTATCAGTTCGAGGTCGGTTAGGAACCAACACCATCATTAACGGTAACGAAGCCTGTTCTGGTATAGTCTCTGATGGCGCCGGCCAAGCTTCAGGATCTGCCTTGCTGGTCCCTGGGTTTACTGCTGACCTTAATACTAGTGCTGTCTCAAATATTGCCCAATACTATTCTACTGCGAGATTTCTTCCGGGAACTACTTTCCATTACGTGCCGCAAGTGTCTCTGAGCACCTCTGGTATATTATATACCGCTTATTCCGATAACGTCGAGGTTATAAGTAATTACATGACTAGCAACAATGCAGGTCGCGTCAACATCGTCCGACAGCAGGCAAATGTTAAAGTAACACCAGTTTGGTCTACTATTTCCATTGCTCTGCCATCGGCTATGAGGCGCAAAATGTTTGATGTTAACCAGAATTGTAATACTGCTAGTACCGACGAGTTGGATAGGAGTGCACAGGGGCTGTTTATGTACGCATTAGACGGTGTTCCAGTTGGGAGTAATATCTGCAGGCCTTGGGTTCACAAGAAGTTGCAGCTTGAAGGGCTAAAGATGGCCTCTACTTGAGTGAAATATCGGATCTGTTGTAAGATAAGAATGCTAAGCATCATCAGAAATGGAATTATGTTAATGGCTGTAGAGTTTACGGGCAACCCAGTGGCCTTGGCGGGCCGCCGGCTGTGAGTTCACAAACCGCAGTGGCTGGGGAACCTCTATAGAGACGCATAAAACCATGTAATGATGTTGTAAG